TTCTTTCATTAATTGTAAAAAACCCGTTTACTTGTGTAGTTTCTGGTGTAGCACCATATCTTTGTCCGTAATCACTTCTTAAATAGTCAGCTGTAGTTAAATATAAGCTGTCTTCAGAAGATAAATCACCTGATATATTTTTAGTGTCAAATGCTTTCCAGCGAGCTTCTGTAACAGAACTACCTTCAACAGCATTACCATCGGAGTCAAATACATAATTGTAATTATTATCTTGAAGCATTGGCTCTGTTGGGTTTGTAGTGAGTCTATTAGGATATATAATTCTACGCGCGCCTGAGTTGTCAATATAACACACTGTTACGTAGTTAACATAGTCTTGAGGCATTGGCATAGACAGCGATGGTCCTAGTTCTATTTCTTGCGACTTAACTGTTTTTAGCACGTCATAGCTAAATTCTTGTAAACCTCGTTTAGCGTGGAATACAACATCTGATTTAGCAACATGATCTATTAGCTTTCCGTCACCTACATATGCTATCATAAAATTATCAACAATGTCTTTAATAGAAGTATACTGATAATTACCAAAAGTAAAATCTAGCAATTGAACTTCTATAGTATCACCTATAGCTACATCCCCATATATTCTAATTATATTGCCACTAATAGCGAAGCCATTTACTTGAGGTAAAGCGCCGTCCCACGATATCTCTACATTGTTTTGAAAAACTCTAACTTGATTAGTAGCGGGCAAAGGATCAAACGTTAATGTAAAATCAGCATTACCAGCGTTTACGGCAGATACAGCCGTAGCAATAAAAGTTTGAGATCCATTGTAGTAGTTTTCTTCTGTAACTGTTCCTATTAAACTCATATTATTGTTCTTGTTGTGTTATTGATTGCTCTTCTTGTTGTGCAGCTTGTATTACAAGTGGATCTTTTATTGTAACGCCAAAGTATTTAAGTATTCCTAATATTAAATCAGATTCGTCTGAGGCGTGTAGCGTAAAATCAATGCTGTCTGAGCTACTATACGTGTATATAGGCGTACCAAAACTAGAAGTGTCTACCGAAGAGCTCCACGTTGGATCTAATGGCTTGCTGACATAATATAAATCAACACTAGTTATTGTACTAGGAAAAACATATATTAAATCTGCAGAGTAATAATAAACTGGAAAAATGTTTGATGGAGCCGTTAGTTTTGAAGAAAATAAAAACGGTAATTTAGATTTATCTATACGTTCTATGTCTACAAATTTTTCGCTTACTTTTAAGCTTAAAGTGGCATATAAATCATTGCCAGCGTATGTAGAGTTACTATCGAAACCTGGTGGCTCAAAAAAACCAGTTGCAGAGTTTAAAGTTATAACGCTACAAAACGGATCAAGCTTGTCCATTATTTTTCTAGGTATGTCACCATATCCTTGAGAGCCTCTACCTCTAGTTTGCTTTGTAACAGCTTGATTGTATTCGTAAAACGCTCTATCAAGTAACTCTAGTTGTACAACTTTAGCTATTTTATTAAAGTTGTCTGGCGTCATATAGCCGCTACCTTTTTTATTTAGTATAGATAATACTGTAGTATATACTTTATTTACGTCAATCGCCATATTTTTATTTTTATTATAGTAGTATAGCCACCGTTATAGATGGCTACACCACTTATAATAGTTACGCTATTTTAGCTTTTTTTCTATTGATTTAAAAACTTCTACGCCTTCGTCTGTTTTTAAGTATGCAGCAAAAGCAGAGTATGGGTTTTCATCAAAAGGCACAGTCATTAATTTTTTACCGTTTGAACCCCATGCAAAAGTTCTTTGGTCTTGTGATAGTTTAATAACACCCATTTCACTAGCTTTAATAGCTAAGTTTCTTAACTGAACGTTATCATCATTTACTAGTTCTAAAAACAACACTGGGTTTTCTCTAGCAAACATATATAAATCTCTTTTAAGCTCAGAAGAACTCATTTTATCTACAGATGATCCTAGTTCAACTCTAAGTATTGCTTCAGCTTGATTAACATCAATTGACATAGCCGTGTTTAAAGCTTCCATTTCAACTTCAATGCTTACTAAATCGTCTTTTGCTTCTGCAATTTCGTCTTTTTCTTCGTATACATAACCTTTTTTAGGGTGATATAAACTTAAAAGCTTTTGTAGAGGTTGATTAGCTTTTGAAACATATAGTATTCCATCTTCAAAAATAATATGAGATAAAATAGCGTTTCCGTCTTGCTCATCTATAAAACAAGATCTTTGATTACTTGCATATCTTATTTCTCTGTTGTAACCCTTTTCTTCGTCAAACCATAATAAAGGTTTTCTAGGTGAAGACTTAGAGGTTAAAACATAGCTTAAGGGGTTTTTGTTTCCTCTTAAATAATACTGCCTGTCTTTTATTTCCCAGCCTGGAATATTTTTTACTTCAACCTGTTTAGGTTGTTTTTTTGTTTTTGTTTCCATGATATAATATAATTAAATAGTTTGTAAAAATAAAAGCGTAGGGGCCGAAGCCCCTTTGCTTCTATTAATTAATTGACCTATGTGTCTTGAGTTATTGCAATTGCAGTAATTCCAGAAACTAAGTACTCACCAGTTACGTCATTAGCAACTTCTAAAAAATTAGCTTTACTAAAAGTATTGTTAGCAAAAGCAGCTATTTTATCGATAACTTGTTTTGTTACAGCTACTTCAGTATCAGCAGTAATAGTACAAGCAACAAGATCGTGCTCAGCACCAACTCCGCCTCCAACAGATGATTTAAATCTAAAATTTAAAACACCGTCAGCTACACAGTCAATAGCAAGTAAATTTTGAAGAGGATATGCAGACATATCATCTCCAGCACTTGTAAAAATTAAAAATTTGTCCATTTTTGTTTAGTTTTTAAAGGTTAATATTATGATTCTTTTAGCATCACGAAGTTATTAGCTCCTTGAACTACTAAACATCTTTCAGACAAATAGTGTACTTCCATAACGTCATCTCCAGTGTATGAAGCAGATCCTACAGAACCAGTAACCCAAGATTTCATTCTTCGGTCGTCAGTTTCTGAGCTTCTGTATCTTACATGTAGGAAAGGACGAGTCATGTTTTTACCTAATGACTGATCGTAAACAGTTGAAGTTCCAGCAGGAATTAAAATTCCAGATACATCTCCAAATCCACCACGTGCAGCAGCATCGTTTAAGTATTTCCAGTCTGACTTGTAGAAATCGTAAGATCCTCTACGGAAAGCAGAAAAACCTAAGTTTAATGCCATGTCAGCGTCGTTGTTAAATACTCCAAAAGAAGCACCACCTTGATAGTTAGCGTTTAATCCAGCTACCATATCATCAAGAGTAAGAGCTAATGAACGATTGATGTATAACATGTTTTCTTCAATAGCACCTTGCTTATCAAGATTTTTTAACAATAAGTCAAAATCTCCAAGCGAAGCTAAATCTTCAAATACATTACCACGACTTTCTACAGCTTCAAAAAGACCTTCTGTACCAAAATTCTCAGAAGCAATACCTAAATCAGTATCTACTCCAGAGCTTCCAGGTACACCTTTTTGAGCTTCTATCATTGTAGTTTCTAGATAATCTTCAAAACGCAAGCGAGTTTCGCCAGCTGATTTTAAATACCAAGAAAATCCAGTTTGTCCAGCTTCGTCAGTTGTTTCAACCCAGCCAATTTGAGCAGTATCAGAACCAGAAATCTTAAAGTGATCTTTAATAATAACAGGTCTGTTGTCAAATTTTGTAAAAGTTGGCTTAAGCTCTCCAACCATAGAGGCAGAACCTTTTGCAAATTCAGAACCTACAACAAATACATTAACGCCTAATCCATCACTTCCAAAGTCTCCAGACAATGTAGCAGTTTTGTAAGGTTTTACGCTAAAAGTTTGACCACTAGTAGCATATACTCTACAATAATTAGTTTTTAATCCTGTAGCAGAATCTGTAACAATTACAGTTGCCCCTATTCTTACGGAGTTTGTGTAATCAGATCCTAAAGTAATAAGACCAGAAGAAACAGTTGTAAGAACAGATGTTTCGTTTCCAGACTTATTTTTGTAAGCTAAGTGTAATCTGTTTTGCTCAGACCAAACTACTTGATCAGAACTCATAGGCATTTCAGCGCCTACCATTTGTAAAAATCCACCAATTGTACGATTTCCGTAGCGTTCTACTTCTTGTTCGTATAATTCAGGTAGATATTGTTGTGCCCAACCTTGATTAGCTGTGTTAGCTAAATCAAAATAAGTGTTGGCACTTACTACTTGAGTAGGTGAGCCAGTTAAACTGTAGCTTCCACCTAACCCTAAAGATGTGTTAAATCCCATTTTTTTTAGTTTTTAAGTTGTTTTTATTTTTTTCTAATTTTAAATTTCAACCTTGAACTATCTTCACCACCTAATACTCTAACTTTCATGCCGCCTGCATCTACAACTGGCTTAGCAGTTCTAGGACCCATGTCAATATTTTTTGACTTAATAGCGGTGTTTTTTATAGCATCAGCTCTACCTTGCTCATAGAAATGAGATACAATTTTATCTATATTTCTACCTGCATATAAAGCTTTGTGATAACCTGCAGCGTCTTTCATCATATCTTTTTCGTCGAGGAACTCCCTCACAAAGTTAGATATGTCGCTCTGGTAATCCTTAGTAGCAGCAGCATCTTTTACATTGTACCTATATTTCTTGTCACCAACTTTAAAATCAAAACCTTTGAAATTTTCATTGAAAACATTATTGGTACTTTGCTCAAATTGCTTGTACTGCTTCTGCTGGACTTCACTAGCGGCAGATTGTTTTTGGTTGTATTCGTTATAAAAGTTAATAGCATCTTGCTGATCTTTAGACAACTTAGAACCCAACTTGACTTCTTTGTAGTATTCGTCTTTCATTCCGTTAAGAAACTTTTTAGCTTTCGCAACTTCTTCTTTTAAAGCCAACTTCTTTTTTCTAATATCGCGCTGTTCATCTAAATCTTCGTCAAATGAAAAGTTGTCTTCAATTAAAAAATCAATTTCACCTGTATCTAGGTGAGACTTGGTTGACTTGTAATATTCTTTTAATAATGTATTATTATCTACATTAGAGTAATCAGCATTAAGCCTTACATACTCCTCAATAGTACCACCTGTTTCTTCCATAAACTTTACCAAACTTTCAATGTTTTCTGGTAACTTTACTTCTGGCTGTGGTGTAATTTTTTCTTCAGTAACCTCTTGCTTCTGCGCTACTTGAGCTACAGTTTGCTCTGGTTCATCTGTTACTTCTTGTAAGACTTCTTCGTTGACTTTTTCTTCGCTACTTTCTTCTTGCTTGTCTTCTTTGATACTTTCTTCTTTCCGTACATTTTCTTCTTTGTTTTGAGTTTGAAATTTTTTTAATTTTCCTAGGTCTAATTTAATAGTACCATCTTTTTTAACTTCTTTGTATGAAGCCTCTTCTTGAGGTGTTTCTTCTACAGTTTTAGTTTCTTGAACTGTTTCTTCTACGACCTCTTCTATTGGTTGTGTTTGTTCTGACATGATAAAATATTATATAATTGTTAATTTACTATCAACGCGGCTCAAACTGTTCAAGTCCAAACCCACCTAAATTATCTTGTCCTGAGGACTCAAAGCTTTTTGGTGGTGCATTGTTTTTTCTTTGATCTATAAGCTCACTTTGTTGTGATGCTTGTATTTTAGTTCTTTCGTCTTTACGATCTTCTTTGAACTTATCTTTTTCTTTTACAATAGAAAGTTGACCTTGTTGTAGTTGTTTGTTAATTTCAAACTCGTACTGCATTAGCTCTTTTTTAATCTGAGCTTCTCTTTCCATTTTAGCTATTTCAAGCTGCGACTTCATTTGCTCTAACTGAGCTTTTGACTCGGTAAGAGCTTGCTGTTTTTGCATGTCCGCTTGTGCAGCAGCTTGTGCAGCCTGCGCGTTTGCTTGACTTTGCGCTTGTATATTTTGCTGTTGTTGTTGTTGATCTAGCTCTTGTTTCTTTTTTCTACGTATCTTAAGAAGCTGATTAGCTAGCTTAATGTTACGCACTTCTCTAATATCAATAGCATCTTCAAGATATATCTGTCCAGATTGTAAAGCTACTTGAATATTGTTTTCTAGTTTAGCTTTTTCTTCTTCATCTGGCGCAAGCTCTAAAAATATACCAAAATCATGCAAGTGTAAGTTAGCCATTTCTTCTAGTGTAGAAACGTTAAACTTTCCTAGCGTTTTAACAAATGATTCTTTAGTCGGTGAATACTCTATAACATCAGACACTCGCATTGCAATACACTCTGCCATTGTTAGGGTTATATACAAGCTTGATTGCAATAAGTGTCTTGTTGCTGTATTAGAGTTTGCTGCAGCTAATTTTTGCAGTCCTACTAAAGCATTTTTATCTGGTACGCCTCCGTCTCTAGCCTCGTTTAAGCCAGTAACATCACGCATCATTTGTAAGTAATAATTATAAGTGCTTATGAGCGCACTGATCTTATTATTACCTCCGTTTGAATTAAGTTCCGTAATAGGTAAACGACCACGATTCATGTCACCATCTTGTGTCATAGATCTACCAATTACACTACCAGTTTGAAAGTACATATTAAGTGCTTCTTGTGGATTATAATTAGTACCGTTACCTAAATCTATTTCGGCTAAAGCATCTGCGTCTAAGTAAACACCATCAGGTACTACTCTAGACAACACTTGCTGTAGCTTTAAATGCGTAAGCTGAATCATATCAGCAAAGTTAGTCATACGACTTACTAGACTTTCAATACGACCTTCATACATACGCGGTGCACAGATAGCATAACTCATTTGAGCTTTTGTTGTATCTGCTTTTGGTCGTATCATATTCTTTTTAAGTTCCCACTTTAAAAGCTCTTTACTACCAATTACTTTAGCACCTTCATAAATAACCTCAATAGCTCTGTCTACTTTTTCAAAGTCATCTGATGCCGGAGGATTAAACGTATCGTTTTTCTCTATAGCTTTACTGCCGCCTGTAGAAGTCTTTTTAATTTTGTGAACTTGATTAGCATATGTTTTATACTCAAAGTATAATACTGTCGCTGTATTGTCTTCGTCAGCTTTAGAGTTATAAGCAGTATTACTATAAGAAGAGTTGTAGCCTTTATAAGACTCTAGCTGTTCGTCTGTAAGGTTTGGAAACTCTTTTTTAAGTTCGTTTAAATATATTTCTTTTACTTCACCTACATAATATATGTCATCAAAGTAAGGTGAGTCTGTGTTAGAATATACAAGATCAGCTGGATCTACATATTCCACTTTAATACCTTCTGCTTTATTAAAAGAACTTTTAGCGGCACCAATACCTATAACAGTTAAATCATTGTTTATACGCCTAGATACAAGTTCGTATTTGTTTTTATCAAAAATACTATTAATAGCTTCTTCTTCTGCTATTTCTACAGACTGCTTATAGTCTAACTGCATGTGTAGCTCTAATTCTTCTGTAGACTCAGGTAGTTTGCTTTGATCTGTTTGATATATATCTATACCTAATTGACCAGCCACTGCATCATTAAATGGCTTTGCTTGCATGTCTTCAGCTATCTTAGTAACATAGTCTGTACGCTCTTTTATTGATGCTGGATCTTGCGAATAAGCTTTTATGTTATACGATCTATCTGCCATACCGTTAACAACAATGTCAACAAACTTTGGTATAATAGGTACTGGTTTCCAGTCTAAGTTTAAATAAGATAAATCACCATTAATAGATAATTCATCTTTATATTTTCTAACAGACTGTTCTCCTCTAGCGTATAGTCTTAATGAGTGAAATGATTGTTTTGACGTTGAATATCTACCTGATCCATTTTTACCGTCGTAACCATCTTTAGTATTAAACCACTCATGTTCTATAGCTCTACCAACTTTGCTGCCATATTCTAGTGACATTTTTTCTAAATCACTAACCGCTTGGCTGGGAAAAGAACT